GGTACCCAATGACGTGGCCGAGCATTATGCCCGCTATGGCATGGTTGCCATCCTGCCGGTAGAGCTGCCGCTGACCATGGCCAACCTGGGCGTGCTGACCCTGCGCTCGCGGCCCAACTCGGTTGCCCTGGATACCTTGCTGCGCTACCTGCGGGCGCAATAACCCTGCCTTTTCACCTGCCTGAGGCCTGCTGCCGATGTCGCCGGACCTGACCCATTCCAGCTTTTGCAACTTGATCTTTTCGGCTTACAACGCGGGGTCTAGAGGTGATGTTGTCATAACGCTGGCATTACTTGCAAAAAGAGCCTCTGCGCGCCCTCCGGCTCCCACGTCGGCAGAGGGCATCCAGCGACCATAAACCTTGGCGATCATGGTCCAGTCTTTGTGACCCATTTGCTGAGCAACCCACATCGGATTTTCGCCAGCGCTGAGCATCATCGAGGCGTATGTGTGTCGGCTCTGGTAAGGCCGCCGCCACCGTACGCCCGCTTTTTTCATTGCGGGAACCCAAATCACTCGGTAGATGTAGCCGGCATGTCGCCATGGTTCGCCAGTGATGGTGTTCAGGAACACATGCTTTCCGGCCAGAAAGGTCAGTTCCTTTTGCTTGAGCAGTGCCTCTCTTGCAGGGCCAAGCAGCTTAACCGTTCTCCTGCTAGATGCGGTTTTGGTCGACTCGGGAACCTTGGCCGCCCTGGTCTTGGCCCGAACTATTCGGATTTCCCCAGCGATCCAATCAATATCCCCCCACTCCAGCGCGATTAGCTCACTAGGACGAAGGCCCGTCCAGAACGCGAACTGCAGCTGAGCCCACGTCTCCCCCCGCGCCGCCCTGAGCAGCGCCTCCTGCTCCTCCCGGGTGAACGGATCTACGTCATCCTCCTCCTTGATCTCCTCCCGATTCTTGTATGCCCATCCAGAAAGCGGGTTGCTCTCAATGATTTCGTCCTCTACTGCGTCATTGAGCGCCGACCGAAAGCAGGTCTGAACTGTGGTCAGCCTACTGTTCGAAACCTGGTAATCGGACAACTGATCCTTGATTACCTTCTTGTTGAGCTCTCCGAGCGACAGATCCCCAAACATTGGCTTGAGTATCGATCTGATGATTGACCGGTATAGGGCCGTGGTGCTCGATTTGAAGGTCTTCGTTTTCCGCTCCAGCCATTCGTCCAGGTAGACGCCGATATTCTGGTTTGAGCTGGCCCTGGCAAACTGGGCGGCGCGCTTTGATCGCGGGAATGTGGCGGCGTAATCGAATGTTCCATTTGATATGGCGTACTCGATTGCCGACTTGTGCTGCTCCGCCTTTTTCAGGTTAGCGGCGGTGGGCTTGAGCTGGACCCGCTCCCGGCACCGGACGCCCTGGTATTGGAATGTGATTTCGATACTACTTGAAGACGCGGGCCTGACGCCTCCCCCATCTCTACCCATGAGTAATACCCCTCAACGTCAATTAGGATTCTTCCGTCAGGCGCTTTACGCCAGACCATGTGCTTCGGCCATTTGCCGTCGCGGATTTTGGTCCTTATGGCGTCAGGTGTGTAGCCAGATTCTCGGGAGAATTGTTCCACGGTCTTGTATCGGACCATTGCGGGCCTCCTCAGGCTAAGAAGTGGTGCCCGACCTGCGCCGCCCGGGCGGCTTCCTCGGTGCGGAACATGAGCTGGGTTTTGCTGGTGCTGCCCCAGCTGTCGTATTCAACGTCGACCCACCAGTGGCCGAACTTGCGGTACGGCTCGCCGAGGATCTTCGTGACGTAGCAGTCGATCAGGTTCATGGATCGCTCCTTGGTCAGTCCCAGTCGTGGCTGATGCCTGGCTTGATTGGTGGTGTGCACTGGAGAGAGCCAAGCTCCAGCAGGGTGAAGTGGCCATCCATCCAGCCGGCTGTGTCGATGTGGTAGACGTTACCGAGCACAGCCGGCTGCCGCAGCGGGGTGTGGCCACATACAAGGGCACGCAGGCCATCGACCCCCTCCTTATCGCCATCCTGAATTCGGCTGCGCGACCACATGCAGGTGTTCTGCGTCAGGCGCAACTGCTTGGCAGTCTCCGGCGCTTCAAGCGCGGCCCGCAGTTGATCCCAGGACGGGAATGGACAGTCGGCGTGCACGATCCCGACCAGGCCGCCATGCGTCTCCACCTCGATAGCGATCGGCAGTTCTCGGAACTGGGCGGCGAACTCGCGCTGCTCATCCCAGGCCAGGCCGGCAAACCAGGCGCCGCCGTTGTAGACCCAGTTGTCGACATCGCAGGTTTCAAACCGGCATACGTAATCGTCATGGTTGCCGCGCACCGGGTGAAACCATGGCTTGGCCAGCCAGGTGAGCACGTCGCGGCACTCGGGCCCGCGGTCGACGAGGTCACCTACGCTGAACAGCCGGTCAACTGCCGGGTCGAAGCCGGCCGCGTCCAGGGCGGACTGGAGCCGGGTGAAGTGCCCGTGAATGTCGCCGACCGCGAAATCTCGGCCAGCCGTGTTCCTGGCGAAGCGCTTGATGCGCACCACCTCGATGTTTTCGAGCATGCAGAGATCCTCGCCCGCGCATGTCGGCGGGCTTGAGTTGGGCGATGGGTTAGGCGCGGTGGCCGCGCTTGATGAACCAGTCGAGGGCGTCGCAGATCAGCAGGTTTTCGTACCAGTCCTCGATCTCGCGCTGCTCATGGCGATCGCGAAAGAACATCGGTCCGAGGTAGTTGTGCCAGCTCATGAATACCCGCGTACCGTCGGCCAGTGGCAGGCGGTAGAACGGTGATCGGCAGACAAAGCCGTGCTCGATGCGGATGCAGGTCATAGTGACCACCTGTAGAGGTGGAAGGCGGCAAAGGCGATGGCGATCATGGCCGGGCCTCCTGCGGTTTGCTCAAATGAAACTCGCCGCGAACCTCAATGCAGAACTCCTCGTATCGCGCAGATGCCTCCTCGGGTGTGTCGAATATGCCGAGGTAGAAGTTCTTGCCAGATACGCATGCCTGCGCCTGCCATCTGCTTGGTGATTTCTCGACAACTCCGCGATAACCGGAGGTGTTCGTCGATGAGAAGTCGCGATTCGCGGCATTCTGTGATGCCGTGCATTCGCGAAGGTTGGCGATGGCGTTGTTGGAACGGTTTCGATCTTTGTGGTCGAGGATCGAAGGCCAGTATCCATAGACAAATGCCCAGGCAAGGCGGTGTGCTGCGTAGTACTTCTTGAAAGCGACTATCTTCACGTAGCCAGTGGTCTTGCGCACACTGCCGGCTACGCTGCCTGCCATCGCTCTAGAGTTTTGATCGACGATCCAATAGAAGAGCCCTGTTCCCGGCTCGTACCTCAACACTGTCTTCAGCAGCTCGATCTCAGTCATCGATGATCTCCTTGCCAAGAAGCTCCTTTGGCACCTGGACGGTATCGCCGCGGATGAGTTCGACGATGGACCGGCACACCGCTACTGGCGTCGTATCCCCCCAGCCTTCACCCTCACGGCACGAGCCAGGCCGCCACGTGATGGCAACACTCTCGCCGTCCGCGCTACGCTCTACCAAGCGCACGTACTTGTCTTGCAGGGCGCCGGCCAGGGACCAGTCCTCCCATGGGTTGTAGCGCTTGGTGTGCTCGATGGCCTGGCCCCGGTACCGGGCGAACACCCGCCAGGGCACGCCGTTGTACCCGGGAGGCTCCAGGTACACGTCCAGCCCTTCCGCCTTGCCGACTGCCCATCCCAGCGCCTCACCGGCTAGGTCTGCCGTCTTCACTTCGATCAGGCCGGTCATGCCAGGCCCTCCTTTTGCCGCGCTGCATCGATCTGGTTGTAGAGGGCGTCAACGCGAGCCTGTCTCCGGTTGATCGCCTCTGAGCGTTTGACGTGTTCGGACAGAGCCTTCTTATATGGTGCCATTTGCTCAAGGAGGCTCAGCCGCAATCGCGGGCAGGTTGAGGTGTTGTACCTCTCGGCTAGCCGGTCGTGCTCCTTGAAGTCGATGTGGTCAAGCGCCCGGTTCTCCTTTTCCATATCCGCCAGCACTTCTGCCGACTGCCGCTTCCAGCGCAGGTAAAGCACGTCACTCAACTTGGGCTTGATGAAGAAGTGCTGCGACCTGACCCACTCGACCAAATCTTCCTTGGTCATTTCATCAAGCACGTCTTTCTTGGCGGCCTTGCTCACAGCTGATACCTCTCATCAATCCAGCGCCCAGGCGCCAGTGCGGGTGTAGGTTCGGGTTGTGTTTCGTGCGGGGAGAGCTGGCGCTCGTTGCCGGCCTGTCGATCCTGCATTGGCAGGCAGCTGATGCCAGAGCCCATGCCGGTAACCCAGCAGGTGACGCCGCGCTCAAAGTCGTCATATCGGGACAGGCCGCTCGGGATGAAGCGCTCGAGCACGATTGGGTCTGCGCTGGCGCCGGTGGCCAGCAGCAGGAGGCAGAGGGCGAGGCGGGTCATGGCTGCGACTCAGTAGCGTCGGGAATGTCCTCGAACGTGTAGGTCTTGATGACCCGCTCCTGTACGCCTGTGACCTTGATGAACTTGGCTTCTTTCACCCAGGGGTATGCGTTTGGCTCGCCGTGCTTGCCGCCGCCGCTCATCTCGCAGAAGGCGAGGGCACGACCATCGGGCAGGATGAAAGCCTTTACGTCGACCTCGTAGTTTCTTCCCCAGCTGTAGTGGCACCACTCGGGGATACCACTTACTGCTTCAGCCTCGTAGCGGACCTCGTTGATGGCATCGTCATGCTCGTTTTCTTCGAAAAGAACCTCGAGCAGCTCGCCAGGTGCCGCAGCCAGGAAGGCCAGATCGACGTCGGTAGACTGCCCATCATCGTCGGTCAACGTGTAGTCGTAGCCAAACTGAAGGCCCTTGCGCATGACAAACAGCATGGCCAACTGGCTTGCGGTAAGGGCGTTGAGGGATTCGTGGATGTTTGCGTCGAGCACGGGGGTTCCTTGGCCGCCATATCGCGGCAGAATTTGTACAAGTTATTGGTGGTGTAGAAGTTTGCGGGCCGATGGTCTGATTCAGTTCACACTTCGGCCTTTTCCGGTTGTGCAGCAGCACCGCTTCGCTATGGTGGTCATTGGCCATACACAAAAAACTTCAGTCGTAGGAGGCGGCATGCGAATTCGCGGAGACGTTTATTGGCAGTGGGCGGATCCCACACTCCACCACCGGGAGCACGACGAAACTCTCGATGACGGCACGTTTATCGATGTCCAGGTGAGGCTCTCGCGCACGGGTGACACGCAAATGTTTATCGGCGTCTATGCGCCGGCTGGCGCTGCGCTTCACGAAGAGGCTTTCGACTCCCGCCCAGGCGAGTCGATGACCAGGGCACTTGCCTGGGGCGTGGGGCGCGCTCGCCGAATTGCCACTG